CAAAATCGCGCAAGACCGTCCGGCTTGAGTTCTTTGACTAGGCCAAGGCATAAGTTGCGATCGTTTTCGCTCAGCGGCTGATCATCCTTTGCAACGCCTTCTACTTTAGGCGCTGGGCTTGATGCTGGCTTTGCTGATTCGTTGCTTACAGAGCTGTCGGCAAAGTCACCGTCAACATCCATATCAGCTGTGAGGCCAAGGATGGCAAGCAAGCTATAACGGCGTGAATAAGTGCAGCTTCCGCCAAAATCGTGCAACGGATTTTTGCCGCGACCGCCAACGATCATTGGCAGCCTGCTGATGAGTTGAGCCCCGCTGACGTGGCAAAGCTGAGTGATGAGCACAGGGTTGTTGTCATGGCTGCTTGGCTCAAAGCCTTGCGAAACAATCAACCCGTTCTTGATCAAATGAGGCGTGACCGTTGAAAGAACAGTTTCAAGGTCGGCAAATTTTCCATACTGCGCTTGAGACCCTTTGTTGATTGGTGGAACAGTTTTGTGAAACTCAACCAGCGCTTCAACTAACGGCTGTAACGGTGATGATTGCGCAGGGAGATTCTGTTGCAGTTGCATAGCGGCGGTTCGCAATGAGACTAATTACGGCTGCATCGTCGTGAAAGCAAATACCAGTAAGGCCATCCAGGACAGCCCTGCTTAATTTGTCCACATCGCCAATGCGTGAAATGCAATGCTTTGGAGCTGATGGTTTTAGCTGACCGTTTGTTCTGAAATGATTTTTGGGGCGAGCAAAAACAAACGTGATAGACAGCAGCATTGCGTCTTCCATTCTGGCATACCATCCATCAGGAATCAACTCCATCGCGGTGTGCCTTACGTCTTGACGCCATGGCTTACATCGATTGCTCGACTCAACCATGACGCCATTGCCAACGTGGCGTTTGCTGCCTTGTGGAGCAGGCTTGCCAAGAACAGTGAACGTAAAGCTATTGGGGCAGCTGGCTGTGGGCGTTGTCGATTGCTGCATTTAGAAGGCCATTAGCGATGGCAGACGGTGAAATCTTACGCTGCTCAACTTCAAAGGTCTGACCTGCGACTTGCACTTGTGACGAGTGACCAGAGGTTGAGTCAGAAAGCGCTTGCAGCTTGGCGGCGCGATCATCATCAAGGTTGATGGCAACAGATTTCATGGTGCTTGGTGTTAGTTGTTTGGATAAATGGGACTTACACCTTTGGGGATAAGGATGCCCATAATTACAAGTGCTTTTTGTAAGCTTCATAAAACGCTTTTTCAAGCGCTGTAAGCTTTGGGTTTTTTTCTTTTAGAGCCGCTTTTGCTCTTGCCTTAGCAGCGTCAATAACCTCTTGAGGCCGCGTGTTCCAAGAGCTGCAACCGCTCATTTCTTAAGGCTTTCGCAAGCGCGCTGCCAACCTTGCTCACAGTGCTGACGTTGTTGCTGGTCAAGCGTTGATGTAAGGCTGTGCCAGAAAGCACCGCCAAGCATCAAAGCAAAGACGATTGAAACAATAACGTTGGTTTTGGTTTTACTGCGCGTTGGGTCATAAAACCCAGAGCGCAGCTTGTTGGATTGGTAGTTTTTCATTGGTTTGGAGTGTGGAGGCTCGCGCCTTGCTCGACATGATGGCCTGCAATGGCATACCTGTCAAGCTTTTGACTATGTCACTTCTTAGAGCGCTCGCTATCGGAAGCATGGCTTTCGCTTACAAGATGCGCCAAAAGCTTTGGGTCAACCGCAAAGCTAGAGCGGTTCTTACGGTCACTCTTGACCCAAGCAATACTTTCTTTTGGCACAACAATTTCGGCCGTTGCAAAGTGGTGACCGCACATCATGCACTTTCTGCGCCTACTGATCGCCTCTGCCGTCGTATGGCGGCTTTCTATAACCTTGAGCCAACTCATGTTGCACTTAGGGCACTTCATCAAAAATCAAACTTAGGTTGCGTGGCTTCAAAGCGGCCCCAAGCTTCATCCCATGCAGGGATGCACTCGTCTTGAGGGCTTTGCCTTATGACCTTACATTTATCTGGCCCTGAGACAACCGTCACGCATTCAGTGACGCAAATTGGAACATGCGTACTTAAAAACTTTGCGTATGCTCCTAGCTGGGCCGTTGCAGGCTTACGGCTTGACACAGCTTTTTTGCTGCTAACTGTTTTGAGGTCGCCGAGGATGACAAAGCCAGGGTCATCTTTGTAACGCAAAAGAAAGTCAAAACTTCCAGCAACGCTGTTGTATCGATCAACAACGCGATATTCCGTCGCCAAAACTTCGATGCCTTTAAACAGGTCATCAGCAAGCAACGTGTCTAGCCACGGGCTCCAGCGTTCATCATGTACTTGCGGCTCATTTTTTAAAAACGATTCCAAAGATCGATGGCAAGCATCACCCCTTGCTTGCCAGCCGTCAGGGCCGTGCTTGTACTTTTCCATTTGAGCCTTCGCGTATGGCGTCAACTCACGACTTGTGATGTCTGAAACGTTGTTCAGAATCCAGTTTCCGCGCCACCTATATCGATGCTCACGTTCAAAAAAGTCCAGTTCTGGAATCGGATCGAGCACAAAGGGGTTGCATTGCCGGCTCACTATGGGCACACTCTGCCAGCAAAGCAAGCCCAAAACGTGCCACAAATTGAACAGATCACCAACACTCGGGTTTTGATCGATCCCAGAGTGATTGCAGAGCTAGACCGCAAGCGCCCAATTGGAGTGACGCGCACAGGATGGGTCAACCTATTGCTTCAGAAGGCCATCGCCTCAGAGCCTGAACCGCTTGTCCGTGACTAATTACGACAAAGAAGAAATCGCCTTTGAGTTGCTTCAGTGGATTCCTTATTGTCTCCCGGCTGAATATGACGACGACTTGGCCATAGTCGGTTATTACAGCAGAACGCAAAAACAGCGATCAGATCAGGCCATTGATGAGTGGGACAAGCAACACCCCTACGAATCAAGCGATGAGCTGAAAGCCTTTAAAGAACTCGAACGCCTTGGCGTTTATTCGCAGTTCGACTTCTATTCACCGACAAAAGCCAAGGATGGACATTACACAAGACGACTCAAGCAACATCGGGACGATTCCCGACAGCCTCAAAGATCATCAGGATCTACTCAACCGATTAGATCAACACGCAAACACCGTCCTTTGTAACGAGACAGATCCTCTCCGTCGATCACAACTGTTGCGGCTATATGCCGACGAGTCTGGTTGCCCGATCAACGAAAAGACGGCGGCAATCATTCTTTCAAAAGCAGAAGGTGCCGTCAATGGTGTTTGTTCGCCGCGAATGCGTGGCGAGAAAATGGACACGACTCCAACGCCTTGGGCGTGGGAAGGTGTCATCATGTCTGGCACATTCAACCTGTTGGTTGCACCACCAAAGGTGGGCAAATCAGCTCTGATGGTTGGAATGATTAGCGCATGGTTTCACGGTGAGGAATCTTATTTAGGCCAACCTCTGCATGGTCTCTGCCCCAAGGTTTTCATCATTGGCACAGACCAACCAGAAAGCGATTGGCACACACTTTTTGCCCGCGAGGGGTTGATTGATCGTGACGGCAACCTGGCAGGACCGATTGAGATGCTTTGGCATACAGGAGCGCCGTTGCACTTAACAGCGGAAGGAATTTCACACCTTGGCGAAATCGCAGAGGCCAACCCTGGGTCATTGTTCCTGCTTGATTCGTATCACGCCTGTTGCGCGCCATTAGGGCTGGAAGAGGCCGCATCAAGTTTTGATGGGCCAGCAAGGCAGCTAGCTGAGGCTTTGGCGCCTCATAAGGCAACGCTGGCGATGATCCATCACACCAACAAGAGCGTGAGCGGTGGCAACGCTACAAACGCCAGCAGAGGCAGCAATGCGCTTCCGGCAGCGGCAAGCCTGACAATCCTCATGAACTGGTTTAAGCAGCCTGCTGAGGGGCAGACACAATCAGATCATCGCGTTGTGTTGAAGACGCAAGGCCGCGCCAAAGGCACAACGCTGCTGATTGAACTGCAAGACGATGGATGGATTCATCACGGTGATGGTGAAAGCGTCTTGGCTGCTGAGGCCATGCAAGAGGCGGCAGACGATTTGCAGGGCCGTCAGGCTGATGTTTTTGACTACATCAAAGAGCGCTGGATTCTTGGTGAGTTCACCGTCGCGGGAACTGAGATTGCGGTGCATTTCAACCTTGAACGGAACAAGACAAGCCGATGTCTGCGCGGGTTGGTTCGCAAGGGTCTGATTGAAGAGGCGGGAATGACCGAAGCGAATGCACTAGGCGGTCGCCCATCGCCTTTGTATCGGCCCAAAGGAGGATCCTCCCTAGAGGGGTGGCAAACGTCCCAAACGTCCCAAACTGTCGCGCGCGTATATGAAAAAGGGGGTTTGCCACCTTTGACACCTTTGACACGTAGTGACGGGGGATCCTCTGTTGAGGGGGGTTTGACACCCCCTGCTGTTGGCACTCCTGTTGAGCTATTTCGCAACGGTGATTGGTCGAACGGTTGGGTTGTTGCTGATGGCAGCAGTTCGGATAACCTGCGCGCTGCCAAGCTCGGCAATTCGATGATCACTGTTGGCAACCTGCGATGGGGTCTCGACATCCGCGCTTGTGAATCCAGCCCTTTCAAGGCTGAACCTTCTGATCCGTTTGATTTCTGACGGTCCCACTTACGGTCCCACTTAAAACATGCCTGACTGCAACCGTGCTCTGCCCATTCGCGTTGACTTGCGCCTAACTGAAGAGGAGCGCCAATACCTGAACAAAGAAGCCTTGGATCGTGGCGTCAGTCGCCAGGAGCTGCTGAGAAAGCTTGTGTTGACCCCTGAAGGCCAGACAGCAGAGATTCCCGCCTACAAGCCTGTTGTTGTGTCTCGCGGGCGTAAGGCGATCGACAAGGCGATCAGTGCTGTGCAGCGTCAATACCACTGCATTCCACGTCATCAGCTTGAACCGATCGTTGCCACTGTCATCTGCGCCTTAAGCGAAAAGGATTGACAGGTGGTATGCCAGTTGTTATGTTTGCGTTGTTCAGTTGAGCGCCACGGCTCCTGATCAACAACTAATCCCATGACAACCATCACTTGCCTTTTGGCAACGGCGGTGGCGTTATTGATGATTCCTTTGATCATTCTCTGGCGCCTCAGCCTGACGCCAAAACAAAACGCTAAGCGCTTACGCGCCCAAGGCTTGACTTACAAGGCTGTTGCGCAGCGATTGCGCGTCAGTCCCACTACAGCGCGGAACTGGGCGCAGCCTGTCTAGGGGGGGTGTGCGGGACCTAGGAAAAATACGGCCTTGCGCTTTGCTGTCCGGTATGCCATACTTTGATCAAGCGGGAGACCGCACAGCACCTCAAGCCAATGACCAACGCAACTACCTGGGACATCGTTTGCGCTGCTAATCAGCACCTCTCAGCCGCCAACCGTCCCCTGCGCATTAGTCAATTTTTTCCTGGCAAATACGAAATTATCTGCCTTGATCAAAACGGTGCGACAACTAGCCGTCGCCTTGGCAAAAAGATGGACGAGCAAGCAGTGCGCGCTTTTGCTGCGCAAGTCGTTTTTGCCTAATCAACGCAACGGGTCGCGCTCGCCTCGCAATATCGCGAGCGCTCTTCGATAAAACATCGAATCAGTCTTGCCAGCAGCTTCCAAAGCTTCTTTCACTTTCCGCCAGTTATCTAGCTCAACCTTGTCCACTGCAATCACCATGGATTTTCACAACGATTCTCTCAACCGCTACGAAAGCCAGCAACGCTACGAAGACTCATTGCCAAAATCGCAACCAAAGTTCGTCAACTATTACGAAGCCAAAAATCCAATAACTGGCTTGCTTGAATGGGACGGTTGGGTGGATCATGATGATGTCAGCGAAAAACGCGCCATCCTTGAACAGGCTTACAGCCAGGGCTTCACTCTCAACATCGACAGCACACCTATTGAGGTCGAATGATGCTCCGTCTTATTCGTGGTCGCCTTGATCAGTTCCTAAATCCAACCGGCTATCACTTCCAAGCATTCCTTAATGAGGAGCTTGTTTGGCACGATTACGCCTATTCAAGAAACGAGCTGCAACAGTTCAAAAACGAAGCCATTGAAAGCGGTTTCACGTTCCTAATCGAAAACGTTCCAGACTATTAACCATCGTCGGGGAGCCTGATGCCTGGTTTTGGGTAACCCAGGCTGAAAGCTATACAACACCCTGAACAGGTGTAAAGGGAAAAGCAGGGCGGTTCGAGTGTGTGCCGATCTATCCCCCGACAACAAATCTCATCACGTATCTTCGTCACCACCATGGCTAAAGAACAAATTCTCTGCTTCTGGAAACGCCCAGCGGGCAATCGAAAAGATCTTTCAATTCTTGAGGTCAGCTCACCTCATGAAATGGCGGGTGAAACTGTAATCTGCAATTGCCAAGGGCAAGAGTGGATTGCAAGTCTTGAGACCGGTGATCCGGTCCTTGTCTGGGGTCCACTTAAAAAAGGCAGGGAGGGCGATTATCTCGGCAATCCTTGCCCCAATGGCTTGCAACCTCTATCTGATGGATTTGAGCCTTCGCGACTTTTAAAGGAAGAAAAACCTTTGCTGCAAACTGAAATTTCTATTGAAACTTCTGAGCCAGACTTGCAGCCTCAATGCTCGACTCAAGCCCAATCAACTAGCTCCATAAGAATCGACACTTTCTTGAACGATTCGGATCAAATTGAAGTCTTTGGCAAAGTGGCGAATTTCACCACAAACAAAGAGGCTGGCAGGCTTTTGATTGCGCAAGGAATCAAATCTCTGCCGCCTGGGGCTAAAGCCTTGCCAGGCGACAAGCTGCTTGCCCTGTTAGACGGCTAAACCCTCTCGGCCCTGCTGTTCAATCGCAGCAGGGCGTTTTTAAATGACTCAAGACGATTCCCTTCGAGCTCAGCAGCGTCAAAATGAACTCAACGCCTTCCGTCGTTATGAACGAGCTTTCTGGGTCGCCTACGCCAAATCCAAAGATCCTCACCCTCCCAGATGGAACAGTTCAAATCACCGTTGGCGAGTTTAGAGGTCACGTAAGTTCGATGCACCTTATAGAGCCCAAGGTTCATCAACTTCAGGACTACTGGCGCAAAAACCACTTACGCACTCATTCTTGAGCTAGCCTCTGCTCAATTCCCTGTAAACTCCAGGGCATGGGTAAAAAGTCGTTTAACAAATCAACTAACGCAGAAATGACCGCTCGCGTTAACGCGGTCTATGGCTTGTTAATTAAGTCATATTCACGGTTTGAAATTCTGCAATACGCGGCAGAGCAGTGGGGTGTCAGCGAAAGAACCGCAGACATCTACATGCAACGGGCAAGACAGCTCATCGCTAAAGACTCGGAGATTGAACGCCCAGAGTGGTTGGCTGCTGCAATCGCACGGCTTGTTAAATACGAGCAAAAGGCAGGCCGCGACGAAAACCTGCAAGTCGCAATTAAGGCTTTGGAGACTCAAGCCAAGCTGCTTCGCTTTGACATCTGATGTCGCTGCTTACTGGCATTGCAGAGGATGAGCCGCTTCTAGCGTTCGCAACGCCGCCAACTCAGGAAAGCACAGTTGAGTTAGTCGAGCGAATCAAGGCCGATTTGCATCCTGGTCAGCTTGCCTTTGTCGATGATCAAACGACAGAAATCATTGGCCTGTCTGCAGGCTATGGAGCCGGCAAGACACGCAGTTTGGTTGCTAAGGCCGTGGTGCTGTCTGCTTTAAATCAAGGCTTTATTGGTTGCGTCATGGAGCCTACGGGCCCCTTGATCCGTGATATTTGGCAAACAGACTTTGAGTCGTTTTTAGAGGAATACGACCTTCCGTACACCTTCAGAGCGTCGCCATTGCCTGAATACGTTTTGCATTTGCCAGGCGGCGACACAAAGATTCTCTGCCGATCATTTGAGAACTGGTCACGCATCATCGGCTTGAACCTTGCTTGGGTGCTGGCTGATGAGATCGACACGGTGACGCCAGCGATTGCCGAGAAGGCGTTTCCAAAGATCCTTGGTCGTTTGCGTTCTGGCAACGTGCGCCAGTTTGGTGCTGCATCAACGCCAGAGGGTTTCCGCTGGATGTGGAACACCTTTGGCACTGAAGAGGCACAGCAGCGCCCTGATCGAAAGCTTATTAGGATGCGTTCGGCAGATAACCCTCATCTGCCTCAAGACTTCATCGAACGGCTGCAAGCCAACTATGACCCAAGCCTGTTGCAGGCTTACTTAGAAGGCCAATTCTGCAACCTCACAACTGGTCAGGTCTATGACCGTTTTGACCGCACAAAGCACATCACAACCGATATTCCAGACGTCAGCAACGAGCCCTTAAGAATCGGCGTTGACTTCAATATCGGCAATATGTCAGCTGTCATTGGTGTTCGTCTTGGTAACAACCTTCTACTGATCGATGAGATCAGCGGCGCGCATGACACAGACGCCATGGCAAAAGAAATACAACACCGAGCTGATGGACGTCAGGTTTACATCTACCCTGACGCATCTGGCGGCAATCGAAGCACGAATGCCTCTCGAACCGATATACAGATTCTCCAGTCGTATGGGTTCAGCAATCAATCACCGAAAGCAAATCCTCCCATCCGCGATCGGGTGGCTTCTGTTCAAGCTTTGCTGGAAAATGGGAAAGGCGAAGTAAGGCTTCAGATTGCGGCTGGTTGTAAAAGAACGATCGAATGTTTGGAGCTGCAAAGCTATTCAGAGAGAGGTGAGCCTGATAAAGACGCTGGATATGATCACATGAATGATGCTTTGGGTTATCTGGTCTACAGAGATTTCAGCATGATTAACGCAAGAGCAGGACGAGGCACAGGCATTCGTCTCTACTAAGCTGACGAGATCGGGCGGGATTTAACTGTGTATTCAGGGTTTTCTGGGCGGCAACGTGTCAGCAACGTCACTCAGGTCAGTGACCCTAATACGGCTTGGGTCAACATGGAGCCGCATTGGGGTCTCATTGAAACCTTGCTTGGCGGAACGTACAAGATCCGCAAAGGCCATCGAAAGTTTCTCCCGCAAGAACCAAGAGAGCAAGACATCAGTTATGACAACCGCCTAGCGCGTTCTGTCTTGGCGCCTTATTACGTCAGGCTTGAACGCATGTTGGCGGGCATGTTGACGCGCAAGCCCGTACGTCTTGACGATGTGTCAGACGTCATTCGAGAGCAACTGTTTGATGTTGACCTGCAGGGCAATGATTTACAGACCTGGTTGTTCCACACAGCAAGGATCTGCATTAGATATGGGCACGTTGGCGTTTTAGTTGATGCGCCTAAAGCTGGTGACAATGGTCGCCCTTACTGGGTGACGGTGAGCCCGCGCGACATAATCGGCTGGCGCAGCGAATTAAAAGACGGCAAGCAAGAGTTGACGCAGCTTCGTCTCACTGAAAAGATCGTTGTGCCTGATGGCCTGTACGGCGAAAAGCAAGTTGAGCAAGTGCGAGTGCTGACGCCTGGCGCTTTTGAAATTCATCAAAAGGATGATCAAGGCGAGTTTCGCATTGTTGATGAAGGTCGCACAAGTTTGAGCGAAATTCCGTTCAGCGTGGCTTACTCAAACAGGCTTGGCGTGCTTGAGTCGATTCCACCGCTGGCGGATATTGCTGAGCTAAACCTGCAGCATTATCAAGTTCAATCTGACCTGAGCAATCAGTTGCACATTTCTGCTGTGCCGATGCTTGCCTTGTTTGGTTTTCCAGCAGCAGCTGAAGAGATCAGCGCAGGGCCAGGCGAAGCGATCGCGCTTCCCGAGGGGAGTGACGCCCGCTATGTGGAGCCACAAGGCAACAGCTACGACGCGCAGTTCCGCAGGCTTGAGCAGATTGCGTCACAGATCAATGAGTTAGGTCTAGCGGCTGTGCTTGGCGCCAAGCTTGTTGGTGAAACTGCAGAAGCTAAGCGTATTGACCGCAGCCAAGGTGACAGCACGATGATGGTTGTTGCGCAGCAGATGCAAGACATGATCGACAACTGCTTGCGCTTCCATGCTGATTACATGCAGGAAGCAAACGCCGGCAGCTGCCTTGTTAATCGTGACTTCATGGGTATGCGCTTGGACCCGCAAGAGATTCAAGCCTTGTTGCAGCTTTACACCGCTGGAACAATCACTCAAGAAACGTTGTTGCTTCAACTAGAGGCAGGCGAAGTGTTGGGCGATGACTTTGACGTTGAAAACGAGCTAGAGGCGACACAAGCAGGCGGATTAATTGAAACAATCCAGCCAACGCCAAGACAAGAGCCGGAGGCAGAGGCCACAATGCCAGAAGCGCAGCCGGAGAGTGCTGATGAGTTGGCTTGATAAATTATGTAAGCGCCAGCCGGAAGAGCCGGAAGAGCCAATCCGGCGCCTGCTGTTTTATTCAAAGCAGGATTTAGAGAATGAGTTTTATGCGGTTGTAAGGATTACATGGTTTGATGGCGGCAAAGCGTGCGGGGTTAGCGAATGCAAGATTGACACTTACAACGCTGACGTGATTATGGAGTTTTCTGACATTGTGGGGAACGCATTACGTGCAGGCGCTGATGTCTCAATCATTTGCATTGAAGACCCTGCAAATCTCGGCTTTAAAGAGAAATGAGCACACCGGCAGATTTCTATAAAAATGCCATTGACCTGAACAGGTATAGCAACAGCGTTGCCAAGCGCATCATCAACAATTACAACGACTTAATGGTTGACGCTATTGAGCAGCTGCAATTGCTTGAGGGATTGCCACCAACGCAAAAAGCGGCAAGGTTGCGGTCAGTTTTAGGGCAGTTGAAGGCCAGCATTAGTCAATGGGCAAAAAGCAGCACGTCGCTGTCAATTGCTGAACTAGAAGAGTTGGCAGGCGTTGAAGCTGGTTTTGTTGAGCGTCAGCTGAGGAAAGCGCTTCCGGCTGGAATGCGTGATCAGGTTAATGAGGTTGTGATTTCGCCGAACTTTGCGGAAGCATTGGTAACGGTTGATCCGACGCAACGCGGCATCGTTTCCCTTAGCGATGATTTAGAGGCTGCAGTGACTGGAGCGCCTGCAGCATTAAGGGTGACGATTGCTGATGGCGTGACATTGACTCTGCCTAATGGGCAAGTATTAAAAAAAGCGTTTGAGGATTTAGGCGAACGTCAAGCTGCATTGTTTGGCCAAGCTGTGCGCAACGGACTGCAGCAAGGCGAAACGACTGAATCCATTGTCAAAAGGCTAAAAGGTCGCTTGCAGAAAGGGCAGCCTGGAAGCATTAATCAGATCTTGGCGGCAGGCGGTCAGGCGACAATTCCGGCAGACAATCAGATCAGAACGCTGATCAGAACCAGCATTAATCAAGTTGCTAATGCCGCAAGCGAAAAGGTGTTTGAGGCGAATCAGGAGGTAACCAAAAAATATAAGTACAGCGCCACGTTGGATGGTCGAACGTCTGCAATCTGCAGGGCTTTAGACGGAACGATCCATGAGTATGGCAAGGGGCCAGTGCCGCCACAGCATTTCAACTGTCGGTCTCAGATTGTGCCCATTGTTGATTATGAGGGGCTTGGTATTGAGCCGCCGCCAGAAGATGAACGGGCAAGTGCAAGCGGGTTGGTTCCTGAAAGCACGACTTATGGGCAATGGCTCGAAGACTTGCCGGAAAAAGAACGCAAAGAAATCTTGGGGCCTCGCTTCAAGTACTTCGATTATTTGTCCGAAAAGATTGGCCCGACCGATGCCATCCGCAGATTTGTTAGAGAGGATGGGTCAGAGCTAACCTTGGCGGAGTTGCAAAGTCGTTATGCCGAAGCTGCCGAGTAAGTATCAATTCACGGTGCAAGGCGAAAAGCCAAAAGCCGCTGCAAAAAAGAAGGCTGTAAAGGCCGAGCCAGCAAAGGAGGCTGAGTGATGCCACGTTATAGCGGTCCTAAAAAACCACAAAAGCCAGCAGGCAAGAAAAAGAAGGCAGGCAAGAAAAAATGAAAAAAGGATCTCGCGTTAGCTGGACTTACGGCGGCAAGCGCACCTATGGCACTGTGACGTCTGTCAAAGGCGAGGGTGTTTACAACATCAAAGGCCCTTCTGGCGGAACGGTGACACGTCGCGGCGCCAAGGGTGATCCGATCGTGGCCATCAAATCTGAAAGCACAGGAAACCCTGTACTGAAGAAACGCTCTGAGCTTCGGGCAGCACCAAAACGCAAATGACGATTCAGCGCGGCGGCCACACCTTTAAGGGCTACGACAAGCCCATAAAGACGCCAAGTCATCCAAGCGGCAAATCACATGCCGTTGTTATTAATGATGGCGGCAAGCCGCGTTTAATTCGTTTTGGTCAGCAGGGGGCAAAGACCAAGCCGCCTCGCAAGGGCGAGAGTGCTGCCGACAAGGCAAAACGCGCTTCATTTAAAAAGCGTCATGCAAAGAATATCGCGAAGGGGAAAACATCTGCTGCATATTGGGCAGACAAAGTAAAGTGGTGAGGCAATTTAGCCTGTGGCTAATTTATGTCTGAAGAAAACACTGCTCCTGTGGAGCAATCTGTTGACACTGCCAAGCTTGAACAAGAGCTTGAAGCAATGAGGCGCAAAAATGCTGAATTGCTGGATGAGTACAAGAAAGCAAAAGCACTAGCCAAAGCTGTTCCCGATGGTGTTGATGTTCAGGAGTTACTGGACTTCAAAGCTAAGGCAGAGCAAGCAGACCTGGAAAAA